ATTAAACTATCAGAAAAAGAAAAAGAATCAATTATCTCGGAACCATTCCCGATTACTGCTACTAAATCTTCCACCAAAGAAAAAGAATCGATCAAATTGACTAAACTGGAATGGATAGCGCTTAATTCTTCGGCCAGCAATAAAGTATCGTTTGCTGATAGAACTTTATTTGCTAATACTCCTAAGTCTTCTGTCAAAAGCAGAGAGTTATTCAAATTAGTTGTTTGCCCAGAATCCGGGATTGATACATCTTCCGTCAAGGATAAACTATCCAGAATGGAAACAAACTTGGTAAGGTGAAGATCCAAATTTTCAACAAGGGTCAAAACATCGGGGACCGTAACAAGCTTTCCGGCCAATGATACCAGGGATTCCCCGAAAGACAAACCATCAACAGGGGATGAAGAAGCAGATAGAAGCGATAATAACTGTTCCGATAAAGATAGGGTTTCCTGTTGAATAAGAGATAGATCGATTATTTCGGAATCATTAAACCCCATGGAGTTTGATATATCCAAGGATAAATGAGCTCTTGGAGTAACTTGGTCGGTAAGAAGGAAATCATCTGAAGGAGTAGAAACTAAATGACGATTAACAAGGACCCCATCAGTAAAAGTAATGGCATCCGTGACATCCAAGAGCCGAGTAACAATCAGATCGAGGGAATCAATAAAAGAAAAGGAATCCGTACTCTCCAAGATCTTGTGAGACAAACTGCTTAACTGATCCACCCAAGACAAACCCTCGATTATTGTCTGGATCTTATGGGCAATAGAGCTAAGAGAATCAGACAAAGAAAAACTATCGATGGTTTCTTGGATCTTATGGGCAATAGGATTAAGAGTATCAGACAAAGAAAAACTATCGGTGGTTTCTTGGTTTTTATGAGCTATGGGGGCAATTGAATCGGACCAAGACAAACTATCAATGGTTTCTTGGTTTTTATGAGCGATTGGATTTACAGTTTCTGACCAAGAATAATTATCAGTCATCCCCTGAAGCTTATGGGCAATGGAGTTGATAGACTCCGACCAGGACAAACTATCTATTATGGTCGCTGTCTTCCTAATTACAGAGACGATTTCATCCGTTAAAGTTAAGGTGTCAGAAATGATGGATTTTTTAGCTAAAATCGTTACAAGGCTTTCAGAAAGGGAAAGCGTATTTGAAACCGGTAGAAATCGCCCTATATTGTTTTGATAGGAGCTGGTTATGGTAAGAGAATCACTAACTGATACCGATTGAGAGGGGAAATTTAAAGCAATAACAGGGGCTGATTGGGTGTAACTATTAAAATCAGCGTCAGCCGCATTGGTATTTACAATCTTTAAGGAAATGGTATCAGATATGACCAATGAACCTTTAATAATCTGGAATGAATATAAGACCTCCATCCCATTATTATTTAAGTCAGCAGTATTGCCCCCAGCAATACCATCTACTTCATCGAATCCCTCATTGGTTGTATCAAAAGTAAAAGATGTTATTCGCTGGGTAGTGCTTGACCCATCTGTTATATTGGCGGTCGCTTTCGACTGAACAACAGCCGAAGAAGCAGTAACAGCAACCCAAGACCCCGAATTAACCTTGTAGTATAAATGAGCTTTGGTATTGGAAGAGGTATTCCCTGACGTTTCAGCAAGTCCCTGTCGGAAAAAATAAGTAACCCCTGTTGTCAAAGTAGGATTTTGATTGGAGTTCCCTATTTTAACAGAACCGGTTTGTGTTCCATCATTGTAAAAAGCCCAATCGCTTGCTTGTAGAGTTGGTGGAGTAGTGGCAAGGGCTAAAGGTCCCTCGTACCAATACCCTTCAGCGGACGTTTCCACATATCGCCGCTTTTGAGGATCCCAGATTGATTCACTCCGGGTATTAATCCAAGTTCTCTGCTGCACGATCCAACTTAACCCTTTCAAAAACTTCGGAAAATGTCTTATTACTTACGATCTGACCAACACAAAACCCCTTTATTTCCCCTAAACGATGGACAAGGGAATCAATGATATCATTTTCATGAGCCGGAACCCAATACCCGTCTTTTACCATCATATAATAAGGAGCACTGTATATGATGACATAACGATTATCCCACTCCTTTTGAAGGATAGCAATCACTCCAAAGCCAGGTGCTTCAGATGGGAGGCTAGAATAGGTACTCCCATCTGCGTAGTAAATCCGATAACCCATTACGCATTGACCGTGTAGGTGATATCCAGGGTTTCCCCTTGGGCCAGAGTCTTCGTGATATCATTATCGGAAAAAAGAACACCATCTCCCGTTGCGGTATCACCTTTGTCGTCAATCGTTGCTGCGGCAGATGGACTTCCAACAAGACCAATACCAGTAGCAGTAATACCGCCAGTGGATGCCGTAATTGTTGCGGGAGTACCATTTGTTATTGATTGAGAACCAGCAGCACCTTCATCCCAGGCTTGCCGATTTGCTTCATCGTAGTTCGATGATTCAGTTCTGTTCGGAGTAGCATAGGTATTCCCCGCAGCAGCAGAACCAGATGTATAAATCCTGAAGTACCAGGCAGCAGGAGCAGTATCACCACCCAAAGCATAGTTCAAAGCAGCGTTTTTTCCTTCATTGGTAATGAGATTTGGTACCTCTTCCACACTCAGGACTTTTCCATTGATATCTTTATGTACCAAAGTATATACACCAGCCCAACCTAACTTATTTGTTTTCATTGCTTGTACCCTTTATAAATTTTCTGTTTCATCATCCCCAGAACCATCAGGTTCAGTAGGAATAATATCTTTGGAGGCCTCAAGAATACGTTCAACTTTATCCGGGGGTAACTCCATAATTTCTTCCAAGAATGCTTTAAAAGAAAGGATCAATTGAGTATCAGGGGAAGCCGTGTATTTTGCAATAGCTTCTGACCGAATCCGACCGATCTCAGACTTATCCTTGTCTGAAGGAGCAGACAAATCAGGCCACTCGACCACATAACCATCTTCAGGTAATTGCAAAACCCCAACTTCCCCTAATTTATCGATCAAAGGACGAATGATAGTTGGTTCATTAAAATGGGTCCGTCTATGATCCATTTTCTTATCCCAGACTTTTGCATCCTGGTCCGAACTCAATTCTCCTCTCTCACTTCCTTCTAAGATCCTTTTTGGAATACCGCTTGCAATAGAGATCATGGTCATCTGCACATCAACATGACTCTTTGGATCAGAAACAGTCGGGGCTAAATTCTTAACATCCATCCCCGAGAGCTTCATATACCTCTCCATCTTATGGACGTAGTTTTCGATTTCTGTCTGGAAAGCAGCAACGGTAGGAGAAGTAGGGTCGATGTCTTCATCCATAATGAAAGCAAGCCCCGGGAAAGCACCTTGCCAAAACATTTCGGCAGAACCACCAACTATAAGTTCCAAGTTAAGCAGTCGATGAAAAACTTTTTCCAAACGGGGAAGACCATATATATTAGACTCGACCAAATTATCAGCAATATGAATAATCCGAGAATAATGAACAAGGGTTTCAACATAGGAACTAGTACCCGGAGCAGTTTCAATACGAAGTCCATAAATAAGTGGTTGTCCGAATCGAGGACTTTTTTGATCAGTATCAAAGGTTTTGATAGCGGCATTATCTTCAGAATATGGTTGGAGATATAAGAGATTGGAAGCACTTACAATAGGCTCATTCAAGTTTGCAGAATCATCGAAGCCTAAAAGAAGAACACCATACCTTCCAATTCCGGAGACCAAATCTGCCCGAGCCAAGATACTGTTGATATGAAGTTTTTTCTCTAAGTCATCCCAGGCATATCGAAAAGTATCTTCCGGATCATCCCATGCATGAATGATCGGGGATTCCGACCAAGAATCATCAACGGGCTTACTTAATATCCGGTTAGCAACATCATGCCGGCGAAATTTATAGTAATAATCAGCATAAGTGATAGCATCTAATCTAGGATAACCAAGGGCCGTTGAAACATCCCGAGCCCCGTCAAAAGTAGTGGTCCCCCCATAAGTGGAACGGGAAGTCAAAATAGTATTAAGCAACATCCGTTGTAAAGTACTGACATCCGTTGTCTTTTTTTGGGAAACATTATATTTTTTCGATCTTCGTCGCATGGGATCACCACGTTAAAACTTTCTTATGAGAATCTGCGGGAAACATTGCCATGACACAAGCATCAGCAAGGTTCGGGGAACGAGTACCGGGGGGTTTTTTATTGATCACAATCTTTCCCGTACCGTCAGGGGCATAGGTAGGTTGACTTAACTCATTGACAAGTTGATCCAAAAAAGGTAAATCAGACGGAATACTTATTAATTCATTATAATCGAAAATTTCACCTTTGTTAATCATTTTATATGTTTTTTCAAATCTATTTCTAATTGACCACCAACCTTGAGCTTTTAGATTCTTGAAGAAGTCTTTATTTATGGGGGATTCTTTATCCCCTTCAATAATATGCTTCTCTGGATATAAAACTCCTTTAGAAGCGTTCCACTTCTGAATATGTAGATTTTTTGGTAAAAGATCGGCCTCTAATAATCGATTAGTTTCAGACTTGACCCCAGCACCAACCCCAATACAATCGTACTGGAAACTCTTTATCTTCAATAACTTACAATGAACAATTGATCTTCTCGTTGCTTCTCCTGTATCCCCTACATACCACTGATCAGCAAAAGTCACAACCGACCCCTTTCTTGCAATAAAAGAATGGGCATCCCCACCTTCGTCGAAAGGATCCAGGGCCGCGTATTCTTTCCCTTCAGCTTCAAACCCCAACCTTTTATGAGCATCAATAGCTGCTTTAACCCAATGACCCTGAATCAAAGTTCCAGCGACAGCCGAGGAGTAGTCCCGGTCAACTTCCTGGCGGAATAGTGTTACTAGACCTTCCCTTTCAGCTTTTTGCAATCGAGAATCATACCATTCTTGAGTTTTCAGTGGATGGTCTCGCCAATCCAGGATAAAAACCCTCGTTACCCCTTTAGGAATTTCCGTATCCCCAGGAGTCCAAACATAACCGCTCATCCGCCGACGATAAAAGATGTTATTGGGACCATTAACAGAAGAAAAGTCAATCTGAATATTGGTATTATCACCCAAGGCTGCTTCTATCCTTTCCGGTTGTTCATAGTGAGCAGACTCATCCTTAAAATAAATTAATTTTCTACCACCACGACCAATATCTTTACCGACTTCCCCCGTGATTGTAGAACCAGTCTCAGGGTTAACCACCTTCATGTAGTTACAATGCTTATCGTAATTAAACCCCAATGGAAGAAGAAAAGTTGGGATATAACGAAGGATAATTCGGATCTTTTCAAAGATAGAATCAGGATTGCCTAATTGATCAACAAAAATTTCTTTACGGGAACCCCAACCAATAGCAGCACCAGGGTGGAATAGAAACAACCAAACAGAAAAGGCACAGCAAACCCAAGTAGCCCCCATATCCCGAGATTTCTCAACTAATCCGCAGACAACATCATTAAGACAACCAACAAGGAACTCAACTAAATCAACTTGTCGAGGAAATAGAATGAAGGGGAGAGTAGTAGGTAAAAGATTAGAAGTTGTATTACGAGGGTCATAGGTAATACACCAATCCAGGATGAATTCAACAGGTCGATCTTTATAATAGACCTTGGCTCCTTTTTGAAGAACAGGATCCGCCAATAAGGCTTTAAATCGACGGATCCTTTCATTGAAAATAGCCGTATAGGGATTATATGGCCAGATATCATCTGTGATTAAATCCATTTATTCCACAATTTCTGAGGGCCAAACGGAACCCCCTTCCAGA